ACAGCTCAACATGGACAATTCCCAAGGCAACGAAGCCAGAATGGTCACTTTGAGCGCTTGGCTTGAAGAATTGGTCCGTTATTTCATAGTCGGCCCTACTGTCCAGGCAGGAGCAGGATCTTTGGTAGCAAATTTGTCAGTCGGCGCTTTCGTTGCTGCTGATTGGCACGCCGATCATGCGCTGGGGCGGGCTGCCGCAGCGCAACCCGCTCAGGCCGCCGTCTTCAGATATGTCCTGCATTCAAGTTTTACCCAGGTTCATTTGTTGCATCCAGGGGCCCTGACAACTATTCTAGCATTCGTGTTGCACGCCGGTTGGAACCTTAATGCAGTTTACATGAATTATGCGACCACCTGTTCTGCCCGGTTTTCAGCAGGTTTATTGGCACTATTGACTTGTTTTTTGGCGTGTTGCTGGTTAGCAACACCCAAATGGCCCAAAAAGAGCAAGCCCGTTATTCGGCAGCAAGATACGGTTGGTAGCGCCACATTGGTCTGGAACGCTTCAGACAATGTGCAAAAACGCTGCGCCTATACCGCTGTCCCGGATGTTATACCTTCTGCCGATGTGCATTATTTGCAACAAGCGCGCCCTGAGCCTGTGTTGCGTGAAGAAGAAGCTGGTGCACCAATCCACCTCTTGCGCCCCACCAATGTCAAGTTTCAATACATGGCGCGCACAGATGCCAATCTCCATGCCGCAATCACCAAGCGCTTATTGGCGGCACCACCCTGCGCTCCCATCGAACAAGAGCTTGCTTGGGCTGATTTGTCTATTAAGTTGGCAGATTATCCACCTAACGGCCGTAATCTCATGAAAATTTTGTTCCCACCCGGAGCACCTGTTATGTTCGGGGATAATTTGCCTGACTATCTTGCGCACGTCGATCCTGCTAAGCGCAAAAGAGCTGCAGCGGCCCTGGAGTGCTGGACAAAAATGCACTACCATCCTGGCCATAAAGTTTTCAACTTGGTCGAGTTAATGGTGAAAACGAATGAGGCTTTACTCAAACCGCAACCCATAGCTCGTACTATCGGTGCTGTGAACCCTGTTGCGGCCGTCTACACTGGCTCGCAAGTTTTTGTGTTGCAACAACGTTTTAAAAATGCTTGGGACATAGATTGTCCTTGCGAGTTAACACTGCCTGAATGCGTCACCTTAGCCTATGGCGGCTCTTGCTCGGTGGCACAATTGTCTGCATGGTATAACCGTTCTCTAAACGCTTTTGGCTTTCACATTTTGGTTTCAGGCGACGACTCCTTGGTCATTAAAAATCACAACGGTGCACTGACCATTTTTGAAGCAGACGCCAGTGCTTTTGATCAGAGCCAATCAACAGGACCACTTAATTTTGAAAATGAGGCCTTGACTAGTTTGGGTGCTGAACCTGTGCTGTTAGAGTGCTTGGATGCTCTCTCTCATGCACCGTATCTAGTAAAGTTTAAACAAGGGGCCCGGAAAATCTTGCACAACAAGCGCCCTATGCGCATCACCGGCGGCGCTGACACGTCTCTTGGCAATTCCGCCATTATGGGTGTGTCCTGGTTGGCAGTTATTATGCAAACTCGTGCGAGCAGCCATGCTTTGATCTTAGAACATTTTGCTTTTTTGGGTTTCAA